CGGAATCCGGTTGCTCCCGTCCCGGCAAGCCTGTGGCAACGCCTGCCACTCGGCGATCCAGAAGAGATACCGGCGGGTTCGCTCGTCCCGCTCATTCCCCATCCAGACGAGGACTTCTGGCGGAACCCGGTTGCTCCGGTCCCGGCAAGTCTGTTTCAGCGCCTGCCGCTCGGCGATCCGGAAGAGATCCCGGCCGCCAGGCTTGCTCTCGGCCAGCCCGACGAGGACTTCTGGAGGAATCCGACAAAGCCAGTCGCGGCCTCTCTCTACCAGACGCTTCCCTATTTATTCGACGAGGCGGTCTGGACTTGGGTTCCGCCTCCGAAATCTGCTGCCGACAAACCATCGATCCAACTTCACCCGCTTCGCAAGCCTCTCGATTTCTATACCGCTCCTCCGACACAGCCGGGCAAGCGAAGTGCCAGCTTCACCACTCTGCTGACGCAGGCAGGAGCGCAGCGAGCTTTTTCCATGCCGCTCGGCGCCAGAAACCAACCCATCGCCGGGAAGGTTTTCTCTTTCACGATGGGCGGAACGATCATCCCGGGAACGGTTGGCGGTCAGATGACCATCACGCCGCTGTATGGCGCGACGGCGGACGGCGTGAATATGGGACACTCCGTCTCGCAGGCGTATCCGGCAAGCACAACTCCAATCCCATGGCGATTGAAGGGCGAGATCATCTTTCAGGCAGTCGATCTCACGCCTGGTGCTTCACTGGTGGTTTGTACAGGAAGTTTTGCAATGGACGGCCTCGCTGTCGTGTTTGGCAGCGGTGGTGCTATTCAGGTCGACGCCAGTGCCGTCAGCCCATCCGCGTCCGGAGCCTTGAACTTCGCGCTCACATTCGCCCCGTCTGTCATGAACGTCAGTCCGCCTGTCATCAGCACTAAGTATGCTTTCTTGCGGTGATCTAAACGCATGTCATCATTACCAGGACTTCCGGGGAGTTTGGGGTTGCCATCTGGGGACCCAGCCAACTCCGATTCGTCGTTTGATCTTCCCTCGGGCGACGGTCCTATAACTCTAGTGAATCGTGCCTATCAACTCTATCCATACCCGGACGAGTCCGTCTCTGGGAGTTTCACAATCCCGACGACCGTGGCAGGGAATTTGTTGGTGATTTTTTTAACTAATGAGGCGTCGTGGGGTGGCAGCCCAGTATACAACTTAGTTTCGGCTTCATTGAGCGACGATGCTGCTGATGTTTTTACGCAAGTTCCGTGGTATAGCCTTCCGGGTTCAGGTTCAAGTGCAGGGTATCAGACGGCATTCGTCGGCCTTGACCCCGACTTCCCTACCGAGCCCTACGGTGCTGAGTTTGATGCTTGGTACACGGTGACAAATGGAGGGGCAACGACGATAAGCTGGGCTCTCGCTTCTGGCGGTTTTCCCGCCATCCGCAATCCAGAATTTTGGGTTTACGAGCTAACCGGACTATCCAGTTGGGCGGTGATTGACTGCGAACTTGCTTGGGGACTATACCCACAGACGCCGCCTTGTCTTGGTCCATCATTGAACGGAATCGCACCAAACAATGCTTACTTTTGTATGATGGAGGTCGCTGAAATTGGACCTACCTCCGCTCAAGTCGTTTACCCGCCTTGGACGTTAGAAACATTACGGGACCCGTCTTCTGACTGGGGACGAGTCAACGCATACATCATCGATTCAAAAGACGTGCAGCAACCTTTGTTTGATTTCTCCAGTGAAGACGGTCTAACAGATTTTACGAGTTGCGGCGTGGTCTTTGGGCCAAGCGGGTATGGGCCTCCTCCTCCTCCGCCGCCTCCTCCTGTGGGCGGTCCCCAGCCCAACGTATGCATCATCTGCTGACAGGCACAAACTAATGAAAGACTACCGCGCAATCCGACGAGCTAGCGGAATTGTTTTCATCTGCGACCAATGCGACTTCCGGGTTGAGCTGGCGAAGTTCGGAACAGCACTTATCCCGTCGAAGCGAACTCTGGGAGCGGCTGAAATGAATACGCATATTGCTGAAGCTCATCCCAAGAGCCGAGGCTCACTCGATGCCTGGGGGATCAAATGAAACTCGATATCTATCGGCTCATCGAGACTGACCGTTCCATCATCGGCCGGCTGACTGTGGACGGCCAGCAATTCTGCTTCGACCTCGAGCCCTCGCGCTTCAACCCCGTACATGCCGGCCATCCCTGCATCCCGTGCGGAGTGTTTCAGGTGAAGCTCACCATGAGCCCACATTTCGACTACGTCACGCCAGAGTTGCTCGACGTGCCCGGTCGCTCGGCGATCCGGATGCACAAGGGAAATAAACCCGAAGACTCCGAAGGCTGCACGCTCGTCGGCGAAAGTCACGGGCCAGCAGCCGATTGGATCAGCGATAGCCACGAGGCATTCGATCGCTTGATGGCGCTCTGCGAGGCGGCCGAGGGGCGCGGCGAAGAGATCTCGGCGGAATACCACGACATAGCGCAGCACGGCGACTAGCGCACTACAGATCGAAACTAGACCCCTTTCCCGGCTCCTGTGGTGGGAATTCCGAATCAAAGGGACTCAGATGGCTGACAATTTGACGAACCTCCTAGGCGCGGCTGCAAGCGCCAATCCCATTAGCGCAATCGTCGGGCTGGGAAAAGACCTGATCGACAAGTTCGTTCCCGATCCGGCCGCCAAGGCTCAGGCTTCAGCCCATCTGCTCGACGTACAGGCTCAGCTGCAGACGGCGCAGATTGACCAGCAAAACAAGATCATCGCCGCGACCAGCGCTAACCTTCAGTCCGATCACTACATGGGACAGGTTCGCGCGACGTTCTGCTACGTGATCATCTCTCTCATCGCCTGGAACTATGCGATTTGCCGGTTTTTCCATCAGCCTACACTGGAGATACCGGCGACCATTTTCGGCATGTTCACGGTGATCATACTGGGCTTCGTCGGCATCCCGGCAGGCGTCGAGATGGTGAAGCAGGTCATGGGCATGCCCGGCGATTCGCAGGTCTCAGTACTTGGCATCAAACTCGGAAATAAAAGCTAACCAGGAGAAATCACAATGGATCTCGTAATGTTCGCGGTTGTCGCTCTCGTTTCCTTCGCCTGTGGCGTCCTGTTCCACAAGTACGCCGTGTCAGAGGCCAACTCCATCAAATCACACGTTAGCGTGGAGGTTGCAGCCTTGCGCGCCGAGCTGACTGGCCTGGTGGACAAAACCCGGCAAGTGATAAACGTCGCTGGTTCCAAGCTCTAAATATCCATAGGCGTCTATCTACTCCACGGGTAGGATGGGGGAAGCAGTACCCAATCCAGAACTGTGGAGGAAGTAAACCCCTATGACACCCAAAACCCTTAATGTCGCCGAACTCACCAAAGACGAAATCGGCGGCATCTATTTTCAATCGCTCGCCAACGTCGCAACCCGCAACAAGAATCACCTCACGCTCCACGGCGTAGCTCCCCAGCTCGTAACGAGAGCAATCGAGACGGACTTCTGCACCTGGTATGGAGGCTTCGTCTCGCTGGCGACGCGGCTCGATCCGGACGCGCCATTGCCGCCCACACTAGAGATGATGGGCTACATCTCGCAGAACATCGGGAAGGCGCAAGCCGCGATAGCCGCCTGAGCATAAAACTAGGGGCTCAGCGGGAATGCCGAGCCCCTCTTAGAGTTCCGAGTTTTCAAACCCTTTTGCTTGGAGGCAACTATAACATGGGAATCCCAAAAATGAGCGCCTCAGCAAAACCAGTGATCGTTGCCGAAGTCGTTACCAAGGCCGAACTGCTTGAACTCGGCGACTGGGAAAAGAAAAACTCGGAAGCGAAGAAAGCAGCTTCAGAGGCAGAACGAAACGTCAATGCTCGGAGACTGGCGCTCGCCGAAAAAGTGCTCGGACTTACGCTCGACGAACTGAAGCATCTCGGACCCGAGGACACGCAGCGGCTCTTCCTTCTCCGGCTCAATAAGCATCTCTGGACGGTGCAGCGTGGCGCGCCCATGTTCACGTTTGAGAAGTACAACGAGGGCCGATATCCGGCTTGGAAGGCTTTGTTCACGGCTGTGGCTGGCGAGGCTCGCACGGCGCAGGTGCAGATCGAAACCCAGACTACCTACAGCTATCGGGTCAACGTCGAACTACCGTAGCTATTCTCCTTCCTTGGCTCTCCCGACTGGTGGTGTCGTGAACCATGCGTCAGTACCAGTGCTCTCTGCGATAGTCCCACGAAAAGCCGCAATCAAGACACAGAACGTAATCATTCCCCCCGGCTCTGTTTTCGTGCTTGCAGATGCGGCGAGCAATGTTCAGCGCCACGTTGAACCAAATATCTTCATCGCCCGATTCTTGCGACGGATCAAAAAGAGTTGTCATCATCGAAGTCCTTGGCTATGGTGGTGTCGTGAACCACTGGTCAGCATTCGGTACTTGCAAAGAACGCGGGGAACTCGTCGCCATCACTAATCATTTTTTCGAGTTGTTCTTGAAATGTCCGCTCGCCGCCGTTGTCATCGGTGAATTTGTAGTGCTGCATATCCCACGGCGTAAGCTCGCGAGCATCCGCGAATTGGTCCTCGTTCTCGTCCTCCCAAGCATCTCCACCATAGTTCTTGATATACTCAGCCTTGCAGGCTTCCAGCGTCTCGCCCGCCATCCAGTCACAGTCGTTCATTGAGAACACCTTGATGGTGGCTGATTTGCGTGACGCTTGTTCTGCGGCTTCTTGGATGTTTCTTGAGTAGTACATTTTCTTTCTCCTGTTTTGACACGTGGTCTCGTTAACCACTGGTCAGTCACTATCTATGATCCGCGCTGGTGGTAAGTCACCATCAAATCCCGGCGTGTTTTTCCATGCTTCCGCTTTGGCTGGCCCGAGGCCGCTCAGGGGCCATCCAGCCTTTTCTTCAGGGGTTAATTTTTGCCAGTTGCGACAACCAGATTCCAAATTCCATGAACCTAGTCTGCGGTGGTAAGCGCGGGCGAACCAAGGAAGATGTGACACAGGGTTAAGACCACTGGTCAAAAGGAGGGAACATGAATAACGATGACGTAGGAACGTGCGAAGTTCATCAGGGCCAATCCAACCTTCGATGTATCCTTTTCCCCAATCTGTCTGAGCAGCGTTTACGGCTCGTCCCGGCAAAAGCGATTCCAAAGCGTTCCGCCTCTCGTCGCTCTGAGGTTGGGGAGCGTCTGATTTGGACTCGCAGCACCACCCTGTGTTGGAAATATTAGGGCAGACTTGGCGCGGAAACTCGATTGGCATGTTGCAAAACGCACAGCGAGGTTGGGGAGCGTCTCGGGCCTCCAGTTCTTTCTTGAAATCTTTCCATGGCATCGCTTTGCGGTTATCAAGCGTGGGAGCGTCTTGGGCTAAACAAAATCCACCTCGCGTGTCGCTTCCGCACTTTCTGCAATATCCATCCTCGTCCACTCGTTCATGCTCACAATTCTTTATGGGAGCATCTTGGGCTCCCACTCCGCGATGAAATCCGGCTCTAAACGCATCCTTGATTATGCGGCGAAGTTTCGTAAGATTTCGCGGCCAGTTTGCTGATAAGTTGTTAACCAATATGTCCTCGAAGTCCCGCACTTCCTTTGGCATCTTAGGCTCCTGATGGGCCGGGATAGGGGATGGCAGCGATTCTGCCTTCAATCTCTCGTCCAGTTCGCACATGGCAGCATGGATCGTTGTCGTGCGCCGTGCAGGAAATGGAAGTCGCCCACGCCGTTTGCTACCTCTTTGGCTGCATCTCTTCCTGCTTCCCAATCGGCCTGGCGTGTGGGCAGTTCCTTAGCTTTACGGCCTCTGTTGTGCGTATGAATTGGGTCGCCCCACTCCTCCCCGCAAACATCACAGCAAGGATCACGCGAAGCTCCGTTAGTAACGTATTCGTGCTTCATTGGGGATGCTCCCTCACTCTGGTTCATCGGCTACCCCTTTCCTCTGCCTTTGCGCTTCAGTCTCACAGTTGGAGCAATTCTCTCCAGCCGGCGCTGGCGTCCAACTCACTTGGAATCCCATAATCGCGGCGAGTCCGACCAACTTCATCAGATGATCTGGGCACGCTACTACACTCTTACCCGGCCAATGGACTACAACGTTTGGCATGTCAACTCCCCTTTAGGCCTTCGCGATCCAGTCCTTGTGCGGCTGAAGTTTCTTCCGGTTATGCGTGTCGGCATCATGGCATCGCATGCACGCGGCCAAAACGTTCGAAAGTTCGTCGGATCCTCCCCGACCTCGGCTCACCAGGTGCGCCAGATGGAAGCTCATCCAGTTGATGCGGACCGGGCAGCGCGTGCCATCCTCTGTGACGGAGTTCTCGCAGCGCTCGCCAGATCGCGCGAAGGCATCCTGCCGTAAATCCAGCATCTCGGGACCGTTGAGGCGGATCTTTGGTCGACGCCAGGGCATTGATTCCTTGTGCTGTCGGGCTTTCGGCTTAAGCGGCGAACGACGGATGGGATTATAGGAATTCATGCGACCGCCTCCAATTCGTCGCACGTCGCATCGAGAATTTCCTGCGCGGCAATGATTCCGTAGACGTAGCGCTTCTCCAGTTCTAGCTGGGCGCAGGTGCGACAGATGCGCGTCATCGACACGCTGAGAAATTCTGGGAACTCGTCGTTATTCCAGAGGAAGACGAATTCCGCATTCGGAACGAGGGCGCCACAGTTGGCGATGATGTCGGAGCCCTCCTTCAGGGGCTCGTCGGAGTCGCAGAAGTGGGGTTGGAGTCTCATGCGGCACCTTCCTGATCTTCCAAGCCTTCCTCGTCCGGCTTGTCGATGGAGTGATCGCCGTCATGCTGCGCGAACAGATTGCAGCCGGGAAACGGGCATAGTTGCGTCACTTCCTCGTCGCTTCCCGGATCCAGCCCGGCGAGTGTGTCGTTTACTTGTTCATCGGTTGGCTGGGCGATTGTCGGCGAGTCGGGCGACGCGGCGAGAGGGAATTGAAGCGTCTCCTGCTTCTCGTCCCAACTCATGTCATGCGTCTCGACCAGCTCGGCGCGATCCATGCGGAAATAGCTCTTCTGTCCTGGCCCAGGATGGTCGTAATGGATATCGCATCCGATCTGTGCCGTCTCTCCGCCTTTGTTGTACTGCTTCGCCAGTGTTGACACATCGGCGGACAGCTTCTTGATGCGGTCATTGAAGGCGGAGTCGGAGACTTTCTTTTCCAGCTCGACCGTCTCCATGTCGGCCTGCGCCTGCGCCAACTTGTCGGCGATCTCGGTTTTCTCGGTAGGCTCATACTTCTCGAAAATGGCTAGGGTAATGGTGTCAGCTCGCATATAGTTTGCTCCTCCAGATTCGGTGCAAATTTCCGTTCTTTTCCGGCCGCTTCGACCGGCTCACTCTCTCCGTGGCGACCATGTAGCCCAATGTCTTCGCTACTTCTTTCATGCGCGGGCCCAGGGCTGCGAGGTTGTGGGTGTCGGGCGGATTCGGCAGTTTTTCCAGTTCGCTCAGAACATCATCGACGGTGAATTCCTGATGAGTCCGCGCGACCTGCTGGATACAACCGTCAACCCATCTTTTCCAACGCACGTCGGCGTTCTCGTCGGCCTGTCGCATTCCGATTTGTGCCGAGGGCGACAGCTTCGCGTTCCAGTCGAGTTCAAATTGGAGTGTCATACTGCTTTCGTGAATAAACTTTCGCTCAATTGCTCGGCGGCCTTTAGGTTGCCGCAGGCTTGCTCCCAGTAGGATCGCTTCAGCTCGATTCCGACGAAGTTGCGGCCTGCTTTCACTGCTTCGTAACCTTCACTTCCGATCCCGGCGAATGGCGAGAGCACGGTATCTGCGAGATTCGTCCACAGTTTCAGCGCGCGGGCGATGACCTCCAATTGCAAGGGGCAGATGTGGCGCTCGTCCTTCTCTTCGCGGGCCGATTGGCGCTGCAGCGTGTTGCTCGGGTTGATATCCATCCATACCGGAGAGGCGAAACGCTGCCATAGCTGTACCGGGAATTCTTCTGGCGTGTGGGTTACGCGCTGAGGATTCTCTCCAGGCTTGCGCATGGTTACGAGATAGTCCGGGATGCCCTGGCGGCTCATGCATGAATCTTTTTTCAATTGCTTGTGCAGGAGCCCGAGTGCTTTGGTGCGCTGCATGGCGGTTACTGGGTCTTTCCAGATCGTGACCTGCGAGTGCAGGATGAATCCGGCCCGCTCGAAGAGTTGAATGAGTTTTCCACGAAAATCCGAGATGCCGATCACGCCATCCCGTTCCTTGCTGGTCGGCAAGTCCATGCAGTGAAAACTTAGTAAGCGACCGGGCAAGAGGACACGCATAAGCTCGGGTGCGAGAAAATCCATGTGCTGAAAGAATTCCGCGTGATCTCGCGAGTTTCCGAAGTCACGCTCTGATGCCGAGTAGGTATACAGCGAAGCGAACGGCGGCGAAAAAATGGAGTAGTGCAGGGAATTGGCCGGGAACGTCGATAGGACTTCTACGCAGTCCCCCAGGTGCATCGTCCAAGATTCGCCCGTTTCGATCTTGTGCTCGTAGGCTGTGGACGTGCGCACGTTGCCGTGAATTTCTGCCTGATTCAGTTCATGCATATTGTTGACCATCTCCTCGGCCATGCGCTGGGCGTCGGCCTCTTTCCGTTTTATGTTTTTCACAACTTCACCCTCGGCCGAACTGGTCACGATGTAGCAATCCACTTCCGATTTCTGCCCAAACCGCCAACAGCGCCGGATGGCCTGATAAAACTGCTCGTAACTGTCGGACAAGCCAAGAAAGACAACGTTGTGACAGGACTGGAAATTCAGGCCAAAGCCACAAATTGACGGCTTGCTCACCAAGACTCGAATCTCACCGGCCGCGAAGTCAGCCATGCTCTTCTCTTTAAACTCTGGCGAGTCTGAGCCGCAAACTTCCACTGCTCCGGGAATGCGCGCGGTCGCGGCTTGGCTTTCATTGTTGAGGTTGCACCAGATCAGCCATTGCTCAGACGGTTTGCCCGCAGCGATGGCGGCTACCTCGTCCGCTCTTTCTTCGGTGCTCCCGGCGCGGGCTCGCTGCCGTTCCTGCAGGGTCACGGCTGGCATCTGAAACAACATTCCCTCGGTGCAGGTTTCGGCTTCTACTTGGCGCTCATGGATGCGCAGCGCGGGCAACTTAAAGGCGGCATCGTTATAGCCAAGGTCGGATGGTTTTCGGAGCATCACAGCCCACGAGCACACCCACTTCCAGAATTCAGTTTCGGCGTGGCCCTTTAATCGCCACTTTTGCGTGTCACCGCCATCGTGCACGAAGAACGTGGAGAGCATTTCGGTGCGCGTCAGATTGCCTAGAAATTCAGAATGGTTTCCCAGCTCCATGAAGTCATTGGGCGCTGGGGTCGCGGTGCAGGCCAGCTTGTAGGGCGTATCCCGAAAGCGATCGATGATCAGATTGCGAATTTTCCCTTCAAAATGCTTGATGATGCTCGACTCGTCAAGGACGATGGCTTCGTACTTGTCCGCGTCGAAGTGCTCCAGCATCTCGTAATTTGTAATGGTGATGGCGGCATCTCGTTCCGGTTTGCGTTGGTAGCAGACTTCCACGTCGAACTTATCGCCCTCACGCACGGTCTGCGGCGCTACGGCGAGCGGAGCTAGAATCAGCGTCTTGGCTTGGATGGCGTCGGCCCATTGCAACTGCATCGGAGTTTTCCCGAGCCCGCAATCTGCGAAGATCGCCGAGCGTCCCGTGCGCGCGGACCACTTCACGATGTCCCGCTGGAAGTCGAATAGTTTCTCGCTGACATGCACAGCTTTTCCAGAGGCTACGTGGGTGACGACTTTCGAGTTTAAAAATTCCTGATAAACACTCATATAAAACTTTCCGGGGCGGGATTGTTGCCCTAGTGCTAATCCTGTCAGCTTCGTCTTTCCGGGCTAACTCCCGCCCCTGGAAACTCATTTCAGAGGGAAGCGCTTGTTGCTTGGCGAGCTAACTGCGCTTCCCCTCTGGTTTCTCGCGGCCCTCTGGCTCGGGGAAGGCTGCGAAACTTATGCACGGCTATCCGGAAATTCTCGGATCATCAAGTGCGCCGGGATTAGCCCTTTCCCCTGCGTCGGTGTGCGCGCGGACATCTGCTTCATAAAAAATGCGATGCCCCACTCGCGGCATTCCGTCAGTAGATGTTCCGCCCATTGCTGTTCGCACGGACGCCGAGCGTTCCCACTTTCGCCGCCGAATACAATCCAGCTCGGCTTGTGCCACACCTTAAATGTCGTTAGAGGGCCGATGGCAGGCTCATAGCTGCACCAAGTCACGCCCGGCCAGCGCTTCATACTCTGCCAGCGCTCGTCATAGCGCTCTTGGTCCTCGGCGGTGAATCCCTTCCATACGCTGCGAGAGGACATCAGATCGATGGGCATGTCTTTATAGCCTTCGACCCGCTTCGTCAACAGCTGCCATATCAGGTTTTCGGTGCCGCGAATCACGTCCCACAACCGTTCGCGTTCTCCGGAGGGCGCCTCGGCGTCGAAGATGTCAGCCATAGAGGCACAGAATACCTTCCGCATAACGCCGTCGCGCTTCGCCTTCGCGTCCCATTGCAGCGGCTCACTCCAGTGCTTCTCGCCAAACGTGCGCCGCGGCTTTCCCGGGCCCCAGTGGTCGCCGCCGATACGCTTGTCGAAGGTTTCCGCGTAGCAGTTGACGCAGCCCGGCGAAACGCGCGTGCAGCCCCACCACGGGTTAAAGGTGTGATCCGTCCACGAAATAGTTGTCGTTTCTCCCATTTGCTCTCAATCCCCCGTCAACTCGCTTGGCTGGTCTAGCGCTTCCACGATGGGCTGTGGCCCGCGTGCTTTCTTCCGCCCCATGGCGTCAGTATCAGCAACACGCTCTGCAGTTTTCCTCCGCTTCGCCGCGCGCTTCGAATCCTCCAACACTTTCGTCAGATCGCTATGCTGGGTCAGGATTTTCATGGCGACATCGAAGCCTTCGCGGGGCAGCGCGATGATCAGACCGGACGTGACTTCGCGTCCCATGGCCTCACTGAGGATGGCCTCGATCTCCGGTTCGGTCCGTCCGCATGTTGCGAGCGCGGCGGACCAGGCGCGGGCCTGATAGCGCGCTTGCGCCAGCTTCTGGCGGGGCAGCTCGTCCTGCAGCTCCGGCGTGGCTCTTTGCTCAATTTCTGGATCGTCGCGGTCACCGAAGATCAGCCCCAGCCGCTTCAGCCATGACTTGAGTGCACCGGTCTGCGCTGCGAAAAGCGCCTTCCCGTCCATGTCTCGCCCGACTCCATAGGCCGCGTAGACTTTCTCGCTTCGTCCATCAGTGAGCGTGAATTCTGTTTTGACGCGGACCTCGGTGATGCGGCGGCCGGCGACGTCCGACTCGAACATCTCCAGATTGCATTCCACGTCAGAGGGAATTATGACGATGCCGCGGGAGAACAGTTCGTCTCGCAGCGCGTTCGCCACGTCGAGAATTCTCAGGTAGGTAAAGGTGCCGTTGTCGCCCTTCTTGAGTACGCCGGACACGCTGGCGCAGGCGTCGGCCAGATTTGCGGCCAGGGATTTCGGAAAGAAACGGCGGACAAGTCTTTGATATGCTGTAGCCATGTGATTCGCTCCTTTGCGAGTCGAGGCCGCGTCGGGTCACTTGAGGGCAGACGCGGCTTTCTAGTTTCTGATCTAGCTGTCCAATACAATCACGCGCTTATCTCCGACCATCGCTCGCGCCTCTTCGATGGGATCAATGTGCGTGTGCATCTCGGCTCCCATCTCGTAGACGGGCAGGATGTCTGGCAAGCCTGCAGCCACACGCACTGATTCAACCCATGCCGTGCACGCTGCTTCGATGGCAGGCTTCTGCTTGTCAGCCTTCGCGATCTCTGCGTCCAAGGTTGGAAGTAACCGAACAATAAGGGGGCTGTCCTCCATTAAGGCGGGGAAGAGAATACGGAGCCACGGTTCACATTCCCGCATCGCGCGCGGCAATTGATGAGTGAAAAGGCTGTCTCCGGTTAGAAAGTTGAGAATGTCGTAGATGCCAACCATGTGCCGCGAGGAAACCAACCTGCCGGTTGTGATACTCAAAACGTCGCTGATGTGAAAGGTCTTCATGCGCTTATCTCCGTGAGCCATAGCAGTTCCCAGCCCTCCCGCGGCGGAATTGGGTTGCAGGGCAGCAGTGTGGGATAGGCCGGAAAGATGGCATGCAAGAGCGCCGCGGATTGCTCAATCGTGAGTTTCTGATCGTACATTTCAACGGCCTACTTTCTGCTCAGCTCGGGCCACGTTGCGAATATCTTCTTCAGCCCGAAACTCAGCTGTGAATCTTGAGACGTTCGCCATGTACTCGATTATTCCGGCGCGCTCACTCCAGAGCTCAAGCCACTCTGGCGGCCAGTCGCGAAGTTTCTCGGGTAGATTCATCGCCTACCTAGATATCCGGCCCGCACCGCTCCCTCGAAGGCGGCCTTGGCGCTTCTCTGGGGAACGTTCATCAGCTTGGCGAAGGCTTCTACTTCATTCTTCGCCCACGCCGGGAGACCATTTTTCATCAGATACAGGAGCAGCGTTACCTGTTCGAATGGTTCCAAATTCGTCGCACGCGCAAATCGTTTCATGCGGCCCTTCTTTCGCTCTTACGCTTCCCAAACTGCTTCACGATCTGCTCCCAGAGTGCGGGCGCTTCCTTCCGAATTTTCGTCAGCAGCTTCACGGCTTTCATTCCCCGGGTCATATCTCGATTTCACCGTCGCCATCGCAGTAGTCGCAGTCAAAACCTTCAGGCGCTAGCCCTGTTCCGTCGCACTTTGGGCAGTCCACGTAGCACTCTTCTATTTCGTCGTCATCATCCAGACACTCATCATCCAGACACTGACAATCCCGCTGGCCGCAATAAGTGCAACGCCCTTCACCGGTAATCCAGGAGTCGAGGCTCATGCCGATAGCTCCATCAGTGCAGCTTCGCGAGCCTGCATTATTTCCTCGAATTTCTGTCGATCTCCGCCAGTGTCGGGATGGTGCACTTTGACAAGCGAGCGGAATCGAGTCTCGATTAAATCCAGCGTTGGATTGGTTTCGATGCCAAGCACTTCGCGCCATGGCTGCGAGGCTTTCTCCGGCAGAGCTGCGAATCCGAGGAATGCGCGGTTGAGAATTTCCGCTCCTCCGTGTCGCTCGATCGCGCGCATCGCATCCAGCGTTGCGGCCACGGCTGCGATGTTGTCCGCAACCCGGTAATAACGATCTATGGCCATGCAGCGCATCGCAGGCTGGCCCTTCTTTTGCCAGTAGACAGCGACGCCGGGATCGCTCGGTTCCTGATCGCTGCGCGGCAGACCATCCAGCCGGAGCGGAACATTCGTCGAGATGATGATGTCGTCGTCTTTAATGCTCATCCTGTCCAGCTCAATAAGCACGCGGTGCACCGCATCGGCCACAGACAGACGACTTTTTCCCTGATAGATCGGTTGATTCTCCGCGGTGTAGCGCGGCTCTTTCGTCTTATTGAAAGCGGCATGGCTGCGCGATTTCGTGCGCCTCCATCCGTCCGGCCATGACAGCGGATAAGCTTTACGTTCGCTCATAGCAGCGCCTTGAAGCACATTCCGGCCGCGAAGCCAACACCGAGCAAATTAAACACAAGCCAGAAGTTCGCCCGGATCTTCATCACGATTCGCCCCTCGCGGCCGACACGTCTGACAAAAGCTTCGTACTCCGGACACTCGCGCCAATGATGCCCGTGGCCTTCGCACCACTGACACTTGAGGAAGCCTTGGGCGGCGGCCTTGTCGCATTCGGCGATCAGATCCAGGTTGGCTTCGTAGGGGGTCATGCCTTCCTCCGCCAGCTTCCGGATTCTTTTTCCTGCTCGAAAAAGTCATCGAAGCACTCTCCGCAAATTCCGGACATCATCAGCTCGCGGTCGCTTTGGGAGAGATCAGGAAAGACGCGTTGGATAACCTCGCCCGACTTCCAGCGCTGTAAATCTTGCAGGCGAAGGAAGAGGATTTTGGTTTCGCCGCACTCGCGACAGGTGTAGTGATGGGGCTGCAGGATGCTCATGCTGTCCTCCGGTAAGCTGAAGTGCTACGCCACCAACGGGATACACGTTCCCGCTCATTACTCAACCTTTTCAACAGGCCCGGCTCGTTCGCTTCTTCCAACGACAGACCACTTGGCGTAGGCAGCGCTATCGTGCGGCGGGATGTGCGTCGCGCTAAGAGCATGGGTCGGTCGCGGAAAAACTCGTCATCGGTTCGCCATGCCTTCATCTGATTACACTGATCGCAGGACGGCACGAGGTTATCGGTAGAATCCGCGCCTCCGCGGCAAAGCGGCGTCAAATGTTCTCGCACCGCAGTATCCAAGGTGAGGCGAATTTCGCAGTAGTGGCAGAATGGGCCGTGGTCTAAAAACCTTTTGATCCACTGTGCAGAACTTGTGCGCGTTCTTTTCAAATCGGGAATTTTCTCGTCCGCCATCGCTTTATCCGTTCGCCTTTCGCCCCTGCGTGGATGTTTCGTGGTGATTGTTCGTGTGCAAAATGTGGAAAACTATGGCGTGCCGCCTTGATGCGAATTCCCTGGCTGAGTCGTAGGGACACACTCCGAGCAACCCGGCTCAGCGACCGCCAGCAAGGGAATTACGACCTTCAAGCAGTAGATCTGCACCTTGCAGAGCCGCATCTCCTCCAACTTGCGGACGATAACTTGGTTGATGTCCTTCATTGTTTGTACCGAGCCATTTCTGCCTCGACTTCTGGTATTTCTTCCGCGAGTCTATGGCGCAACCTCAATAGCTTTTCCATTAAAGGGTCAGTCTCTAACTCGCCCGCGGTGTGGGAATCTACGAGCGTGCAGAAGACCGAGTACCAGACTAAAAGTGCTTCCACCTTCGCCGGATCAGCCGTCATCGCATCCACCACAACAGCGGCAGCCATACGGGGCTAAACCAGAGCGCGGTCTTGACCATGGCCGCCAACATCGCGCGGAAGGCTCGCGTCCGGATCTCGCGCTCAGTCTTCTCGAATTGTCGTTCGTGTCGCAGGAAGTGCTCGAATTCCATCATTGGGCTGCCTCCATTTCTTCCTTCACTTCGTACATCTGCGGGAAGCGCTTCATTTGGTCGGCGATCTGTTCCTCGCTGTACTCGAATGCCCACTTGTTGCTGTAGCGTCGGATCATTTCGTCGCGGCATGCACTTGCGTCGGCGGCTGTGATTCGCACAAAGCCGGATGGATGAGCGTGGGCGAATCCAAACGTAAAACAGCGGGTTGTCATTGGCTGTGCTCCTCTCCACGGTTACCGCAGTTAAACTCCAGCGAACACGTTGGGCAGTATTCAAACTCTTCGGACTTGGCTTTCTCGCCGTCTGGAAATATCTCGCCGCAGTTGTCGCAGCGAAACTCACCCGCTTCAGGCTCCAGCCACTCCACTCCCAGCCGCTCTGCTGCGTTTTCTGCGCAGATTTCGCACCCTGAGCCTGTATCCGTCCAGAAACTCCCATGCCGAGGGCAAGTCCCATGCCAATAGCCGTGATCTTCCGCCCAGCGTTCTCGATCGGTCATTTCGTCGTCGAAGTTAATCGTTGCCATGATGGCTGTGCTCCTCGCAGAATTCAGTACCAGCCACAACTTCTCGCCCACATTCGCAGCCGATATCCCAAGATCCTCGTGCGTCGACGGCTTGGCACCCCAGGGACTGGAACGTCGTCGGCCGGAATAGGTCTCCGGGGAAAAACTGCGCAGGACACTCCGCGCGTTCGTGCGAGTGCTCCCCTTTGGCGTGACGGCAGTTGCGGCATATCGGGGCGTTCCTGATGCGCAAGGCTTCGGCGGCAAGTTCGAGAGTGTTGTCGACTTGCGCGTATAAGTCCTTCACGACCAGGCCGGTGTGCTGGCCTTCCTTTGGCTCGAAGGGCTTTAGTATTTCTGCGAAAACTGGATGAAGTGGATTCACACGCGCCTTCTTTCCTTGGGGAAGGGAACTGCTTGCGGTTGCGGAGCCGTGGTAACGGGGGACTCAGGCTTAAATTCTTCTGCTGACCCGGAGTCGCGCGCGGCTTCCCCTGAGCGAAGTGCGGAGTCTAGAACACATTCGCCCATCCCAGCCTCGCCAACATTGCGGGTACGCGTTCGCATTGCGGCCGGACGGTCGGAGCCAGCAGAAGAAACTTTTCTAATTCGTGTTGGAGCCTGCCCACTGACAGACTCAGATTTTTTCTTGGGAATGTCCGGCTTGCTCATTCCGCTGGCGTCATACCACTCGGAATATTCAGCGCCCAGCTTCTCCTGCCGAGTTTGGAGGATGCGCGGCCAAACTTCATCAGGATGACAATTAAGCACTGCGAAGGTAGCCGCGACGTGCGGAGGAAGTAGCCTGTAGGGTGACAATTCTGGAATGCCGTCGCTGGCCCACTTGACCGCGATCCATGCAATCCGAATATCTGCGCGAAAGTGGGGATTGGCTTCGTGCGCTTCGGTGTAGGCCAGGTGGAACAGGATTCGCTCGACCAAACGGCGCGCAGTCACTTCTGGGGGACGGGGGGAGGCGTGGGGGGAGTCTGAGTCGGACTCTATTTGGTATTGAAGATCAACTTGGTCAAGAGTTGAGGGTGTTACGGAAGCCGGAATGGGGAATAAGAGGAAGGCCAGCAGACAGCCGAGCCATTTTACATAACCATTTTTACTCGGACATCGAGGCGTGCTGAGAACAAAGGTGTTCTCCGCACGAGTTAACATAATACCTATTAACTGATTGATTCTAGGCGGGTTATGTTGCAGTGTAATCATTATCGGACACGGGCCTTTTTCTGGGATTAAGCGGTGGTCAGCTTCCCGGTGAGAACGATTCGGTATCGATCGATCGCCGGTGCGATGTTAAATCGACTTCCGTTGGGTGCATCCTCGAAGATCGCCTCGATCTCAAACGAATCCAGCGCCATCGACGTTGTGTGCGAAACTCCATCCAACTTGACATCGATCTGCGCACTCGCCTGCTTCGCACCGAAGATGGATTTCATGCGGTGGCCGCTTCCTTCTGCGTCTCGCGATACACGCGCTGCGATTCCCGATTACTGCAGCGCTGAGAGCAGAATCTCTGGTCCTTACGGATGGGCGTGAAGTCCTTGTCCTTTTTCGGGCAGTCTGTCGATGCGCATTTTCTCTTGGGATATTTCACGAGGGCAACACTAAGCCCTTACTTATAATCTGTCAAGAGAAATCGTAAGCCCTTAGTGGACGCGGCTTGGGCGGGGTTTTGCACAGCTGGATTCACAGCCTCAGCTGGATTCACAGCCTTTTCGACTAGGGAGTTTTCTTCGCGGTCGCGGCATCCACGATATCTGTAGTGCGCTCGATCCAGGTCCGGGGGGGATTGCGCTTCACTGCCTGGGCGGTATGGCCGGTGGGGTCTTTGCGGGCTTCGAAGGCGGCATTGTCGTCTGACCGCGCGTCGCGGGTTGCATCTCCATTCGTCACGAGGGCTGCACTCGCGGCGTCGCTGCAGGCATGAGCAGAATCGGCTGAATCACGTGCGGCCTTGTCGCTCGCCAACGCCGCGCGCACGCCGTTGTGAGCCTTCTCCAGGTTCACATCAGCCAAGATCGCGGCCGCGTCGGCGATCCGCGAGGCAGCTTCTATCGAACCGATTCTGGTCAAGATGATGGTTCCCTCACTTTAGTAACTATGTCACAGCCTAAGAAACGGTGCAGAATTGATGCGCTAGCCCGGTGACTGCCTGAACTCCCGTTTGAGTCGCCCCTAAAAGTCTTTCTCTGCCAGTGGACGCCTGGCAATCAAAGCGCACCCCGGCGGTGCGTACTCGTCCGTCTTGCCTTTTTCTACCCCAAACCTATGAAAACACATGCGGAAGTTCCCGTGTTCCATCTGGACAGCGATTGCCAAGTTGACGCCCCTTCCCATTTTGTCCCCAGATCTGAGGCGCGAATTATGAAGCGCCGGGGGGACGGCTGGTTTATTGATCATGGGAAAGCGTTCCGACTGCTGGAGCGCGCGCCAGAAGTTGAAATCACGGATCCGCGGAGAGTTCTCGGCTCGATCGAATCGGCCGCGACCATTACGGTTGCCGAGATGCGCGCCAACGTTGGCGATGTTGATGAGAGCGTCCGCAATCCGCGCGAAACGGTGCGACGTGCGCAAGCCAAGATAAAACTGTACCCGTTTATTTTCGATAGGCTGGCGCCAGGCGCGCGATGCGACTGGTTGGTTTCGGCGTAGAACGTTGTCTTTCGGCTTCATCCCTTTTGCCATGGCCGCGGTTGATCGTGCTTTTGCCCGGGCGAAGCTCGGGACCAAGTTCAAACCTATGGTTTTCCAGGATTACTCGAAGCGCACCCACGATGAGATTGTCACCGATCTCATCCGCACAAATGACAGGATCCGCTCGGTCGTCAGTGAATTCAACGAGGCGCAGAGCAAGGTCAAATCACTGCTCGGCACGCGCGATCGCCAGGAGAAGCATATTGCGAAGCTCGACAAGACGATCGACCGTCAAAAACTGATGCTCTGGATTCAAGGAGCGGCGGTCACCGCGCTCTGGGGCTTGGTCATGCGGCTCATCATCTTACGTTGAAATGCATCCAAGATAGTGCATACTCAAGACTTAGGCGCGGAATCATGGCAATCATAAGAGTTTTCGGGTATGACGCTGCGGAAACAAATCACGGCGAAGAAAGCATGGGCCCGGCTCAGTGAACGAGCCGAGTCTGGGGAAACGTTCGGCTTCATCGCTGCCTTGTCTCTGCTTTACAAATCTGGAGTTCTAAACCGCGGGCAAGTGACCGAGCAACTGAACCTGGCGCGCGTTACCCGCGACGATCTAAGGAAATTCCGTGAACACACAAACTCAGGAAGTAATCGTCAATCCGGACCGATATCTATCCGGCTTGCCGATCGGCAAGTTTCGCAGTTACAGACCACGATTGGCGACGACCACGCCGAAGCATAGGCGCGCTGCTCCGGCGATGCGTCCGCGGATGTGTACACCCTGCCTTTATGGTCACAAAGACCGGTGCACTTCGCGGAATTGTCCCTGTTTATCGTGCCTTGAATAGGCAGGCTGAAAACATGGCTGCATCCTCAAAACGATACCGGGGGGTTCCGGAAGGGTTCGCGGATCCGCTGTTGAGCCTGTATTCGACCGGAAATGACGCCGTGGCGCCGGAGGAAAACAGCGTGGTTTGTTTCAATTCACCTGAAATGAGAAATCATCGAATTGCGGGCGGAAGTTACTGAGTAGTAAGTAACCAAAGGACATGCTTTATGCGCGTCGACACACTGTCCGAAACATTTCGCCGCAAATTGGAAAGCTACCCCAGGGGCGTTCTTAACGATATGGGGAAGACTTGGGCGCACGGAGCACGGGCGACCCGGATCACCGAGTACTCGTATCTCATTCAAACTCCCCAGATGCCTTGGCCTCTGCGCTTTGGCTGGACCGTCATCGCTGTGACCGTTTTTACTGGAATGATCGCGATGTATTTTGCGCGGTGAATGTCGCCCTTTATGCAAGAGTCAGCAAAGCTCACACGCACCAAGATCCAGAAGCTCAGCTGCAGCCGCTCCGCGCGCTGTGCCTCCTCAAAGGTTGGAAGATAATCCATGAGTACATCGATTCAGGATTTTCCGGCGCAAAAGAATCAAGACCTGGGCTCGACGAGCTCATGGCCGACGTGGAACGTGGATACAGGAACATTGAGGCGGTCGTTTGCTGGAAGTTTGATCGGTTTGCGCGCTCAACGAAGCATCTTCTCCGTGCCCTTGAGACCTTCCAATCTCTCGGAGTCGCCTTCGTTTCTCTCACTGAAAGCGTCGACACGAGCACGCCTTATGGAAAGCTGGTTTTCACCATTCTGGGCGCGGTTGCTGAACTCGAACGCAGCCTGATCGCCGAACGAATCAAGAACGGAATGGCAAAGCAAGGCGCTAAGAAGCCGGGTCCGAAAGTGGGCAAAAGTGGTCCATCGCGTTCGACGATCTGGCGCAGGTCAAGAGCATGACCATGACAGCAGTGCAGTTTGATCGCGAGTTGGTCGATGTGCAACTTTCAGTCATGATCCTCACCATACAAATCCTGAAAGACCAAGGCAAGTTTACGGGCGATGATCTGACCGCGGCGATCGACAAGGCGGCCGCGACCATTCAGGCGGGCAAAGCATGAACGGCTTCCTCGAGTTCATCTTCGGTCCGTTCATCGCGCTGGTATGCATCGGACTCTTCATTCTCAATCGCCGTCGCAAACTGGAAGACTTGCAGCGCGAACGCGCCTATCTGAAGCGAGTGGACAAAAACACATGGCCCAGCTGATCACCGCCGCTCATCCTTGCAAGACGAAAGGCTGTCGCGGCCTGACTCGCGGAGAGTACTGCAACGCGTGCTGGAAGGCGCTTGCGTCAGTTATGCCAGCGCGGTTTATGAAGCGAGTCGATAAGAAGATATGAGCCAAGGCTGCGGCAAGCTCGACAACAACGGCAAAGTAGTGAGCGGTTCTAAACTTCCGTGCGGTACGAAGCTGTCCTACGGTGTGGGCAAAGGAGCAACCAAGCACACGGAGGTTCACCTCTGTGGAGAGTGCCAAGGGTTGCTGAGCAACTAAAGTCGAAGCCATGCCTGCTCGAGCCTTTCGACCTTATGCTTCCGATCCGATCGTTCGCCGCGCCAAGATCGATCTCGAACGTGCCGACGATCCCATCCGCAAGCTCTACAAGACCAAGACCTGGCGAGCGACACGGCTGGTCGTTCTCTTCCGGGATCCGGTCTGCAAGGTCTGCAACAAGGCGGACAGCAACGTCTGCGACCACATCATCGCTGCCCGCGCCCACGTCGCCAAGCATGGCGGCGAACTCAGTTACTTCTTTGATGAGAACAACTTGCAAGGAGTCTGCCAGCCTTGCCACGATGGCAAGACGGCGAGAGAGTGTGGCTTTGTTTAAGAGCCATCCTTTTTTTCAAAGGTCGAAGGGATATGGGGGTCCTATTTCCCGAATCGCGCCGGCTGAGACCGCCTGCCGGGCCACCGCGCGTGTCTCCCGTTCAGCCATTTTTTGCGCCGAAGTGGAGAACGCCAGTTTTTAACCGACCAAAATGCCACAGCCTAGAGTTCCGACCGCGAAACTTGAAGCTCGCGGCGCCTATCTCAAACATCCCGAACGCAAACGAGCACGAAAGAATGAACCGCAGCCAACTGGCGAACTCGGTGATCCGCCGAAACATCTGGATCGCGACGAAAAGGCTGCCTGGATCTACGTGGCCAGCCTGCTGCCGCCCGGAGTTGCCAAGAATCGTGACCGCATCGCCATGGAAGAGATCGCTTGCCTGCTCGTGAGTTGCCGAAAAAGAAGAGCGACATCCGCCGAAAGAAATCTACTACGCGGGTATCTGCGCGACTTCGGCATGACGCCCGCCGACAGCAGCCGCGTGTCCGCCAGCCAGCCCGAAAAGCCGAAGAACGACCCGTGGGATCGGGTGCAGTCGCCGAAGCTTCAGTAAGCCATGTCGAAATTGCCCAACGATATGCACAGGATGTCCTCAGCGGGAAGGTTCCAGCCTGCAAGTGGGTCCGCTTGGCCTGCCAGCGGCAGCAGAATGACCTCAAGCGGCAGAATACCGTCAAGTTTCCTTGGCTGTTTGACGTTTCTACGGCCGAGCGCATCTGTCTTTTCGTCGAACTTTGCCCGCACATCAAGGGTCCGCTCCGGGGCCAGCTTATCCGGCTGGAGCCGTGGCAGGTTTTCATCCTCACGACTGTTTTTGGCTGGGTTTCTACTATCGGAAAGCGGAGATTCCGCGAGGCTTACACCGAAGTCCCCCGCGGCAATGGGAAATCCGCCATCAGTTCCCCGATTGGCCTCTTCATGCTCGCGATGGACGGGGAAGGCGGCGCCGAAGTCTACAGCGCAGCCACAACCCGAGACCAAGCTCGCATCGTCTTCGGCGTGGCGCAGGCTATGGTCCGCGGGATGGAGCAATTCCGGCATCGGTTCAGCGTGCAGGCCTCTTCGCACTCGATCAATCAGGAAAGTACAGCCTCTTGGTTCCGCGCCTTATCGTCTGACGCGAATTCCCTCGATGGCCTCAACATCCATTGCGCCATCATCGACGAATTTCACGCGCATCGATCCCGCGATCTCTATGACGTGCTCAAGACCGCATGCGGCAAACGGGAGCAGCCGTTGCTCTGGGAGATCACGACGGCAGGCAGCGACCGGGCCGGCGTCTGCTATGAGGTCCGCAGCTACGTCACGAAGATTCTTGAAGGCGTCTGCGAAGACGACCGCGTATTCGGCATAATTTTCTCGATAGACGATTCCGACGATTGGGCAACGATTGAATCGGTCAAGAAAGCCAATCCAAACTGGGGCGTGTCAGTCTTTCCGGACGCGCTCAGCTCTGAGCTTCACCAGGCTCTGCAGATTGCGTCCAAGCAGCCATCCTTCCAAACCAAACATGAATGCGTCTGGGTCAACGCCGATCACGCCTGGATGGACATGCAGCGCTGGGCAAAATGCGCGGACCCAACTATGACTCTTGAGAACTTCGGCGGCGAGCGCTGCATGGTCGGCCTCGATCTGGCTTCGAAGCTCGATCTGCTGGCCAAGATAAAACTCTTCTGGAAGGACATGGAAGAGAAGCGGCATTACTACGTCTTCGGAGATTACTGGACACCGGAAGCGCGGCTCGATCAGACCCAGAACTCGCAATACAAAGGCTGGGTCATCGACGGCCGGCTGCACACCTGTCCGGGCGAGACGAACGATTACGATGCAGTCGAAGACGCGATCCGCGCCGACTGCCGACAGTTTGAAGTCTTAGAAGTTGCCCATGATCCTTACCAAGCTCAACAATTCGTAAATCATCTTCAGCCAGAGGGTATCAAGCTTTCTGAAGTTCCGCAAACAGCAAAGATGCTCTCCGAGCCCATGAAAGAACTGGAAGCCGCAGTCTACGACGGACGATTCCACTTCGACGGCGACCCGATCCTCACCTGGGCAGTCTCGAATGTCGTCTGCCACATCGACAAAAATGACAACCTCTTCCCCAATAAAGAAAACTACGAAAACAAAATTGATCCGGTTACGGCACTGCTCACGGCCATGCGGCGCTTGATGGACATCGATGCGGGCGAAGGATCTGGCGGCGGCGTGTCTGTCTTCAATAAGTGCGCGAAGTGCAACTCTCTGACCGAAGGCCAGATGGTCAACGGCAAGATGATCTTCGATTGCGGGAAGCACGGTGGGCGGGCATGAGAGTCGATGAGCTGTTAGCACTTGAGCCGAAGCTCGAAGTGTATGAACTGAAAACAGACGGCAAGTATCTGATCTGTTTGGGCGAGCCAATGGCAGGAGAGAGGCGAAGGAATCTCAGCCGCGGACTCCAGGCGGCGATGGAAGCGCACGGCCTCAAACTCGTTGGCGTCGTGGATTTCGTACCGCGCATCTTCGAATTGGAGCCGGCGGACAAGGGTTAAATGAGAGTCAAGCGCCTCATCATTTCCTGCGATCTGTTCTGCCATCTATTCACTCAGGGAGCGCACCGCGGCTATCTGGTGACTGAGCAGGCGATCCCGGACGATGCCACCATTCGGAACGTGCGGCTGGGATGGCCGACAACACTGGAAGTTCTGCTCGAAAGCGAAACATTTGAGACTGTGCGCGAAGGTGACGACATCCCCCTTCTCTCGCCGCAAATGATGCACATACACGCAGAGGTTTCCGGCGCATGAATCGCTTCACGATTCTTTCCCTGCTTCTCGGGGCTGGGCTGATCGTCGCTGGCGCGGCTTGGATTTATCGACCGCTGGGGCCGATCTCCGCCGGCGCTCTATTACTTCTCTCTGCATTTATGTCGATGAGGAAGAAATGACAAAATTCTGGCGCGACCTCGCCAAGGAATTCCGCGATTACATGGGCAGCACTGTAAGCTTCCCCGCGGATTATTTTGCGGGATGGTTCGGCGTAGCACCGTCGGAGAGCGGCGTCGAAGTCAATGAGCTGACGGCGATGCAGATCGCGGCCTTCGTGGGCTGCGTGCGCGTGATCTCCGGAGCCATTGCAACTCTTCCTTTCCGAGTGTGGACAACGCTGGACGATGGCAGCGAGACCATTGCTAGCGATCACATTCTGGACAACGTGCTCAACAATCAGCCGAATCCAGAAACTACGGCAGCGGATTTTTGGCAGACCGTGATCGTGCACAAACTGCTCACGGGGAATGCCTACGCAGAGATTGCCTACAACAATGCAGGACAGCCTGCAGGACTCTATCTGCGCAGTCCATTTCGGACGATTCCGTACCGTCGACCGGATGGCTCGCTAGCCTACAAAACCAATGACACACCCGGGCAGTACGAGCGCTGGATTGATGCAGCGGATATGTGCCAGTTCCGCGGCATGGGCATGGACGGGCTGGTCGGACTCTCGCCGGTGAAATACTACGCGCGCGAAGTCTTAGGAAACGATCTGGCAGCGCAGTCCTACTCGGCAAAATTCTTTGCCAATGATTCCCGCCCGGGCGGCTACCTGAAAGCAGCGAACTTTATCGCTCCGGACAAAAAGAAGGCGGCCGTTGAGTCCTGGATCGCCGCGCACAGCCGCGGCAATTCTCATTCCATGGCCATGCTCGACGGTGGGCTGGAGTGGGCGGCGGTCGGTGTAAATCCTGACGAGGCGCAATTCCTTCAGACTCGGCAATTCAATCGCCAACAGATCGCAGCCATCTTCGGCGTGCCGGTGCACTTCCTGGGAGACTCGGAGTCGTCGCGCGCCAACATGGAGCAGCGCGGCCTGGAATTTCTGACCTACACCGTCAAGCCCTACATCGCCAAAATCGAGCAGGTCGTCAACACGCGGATGTTTCCCAAGCTGGGGCGACACGCGGGTCGCTATTTCGCGCGCATGGATACAACCATGTTCGAACGCGCCGTCTATTCTGACCTCTTGAAGGGCGTACAGATGGGCCGCTACGCCGGAATCTATACGGTCAACGAAGGCCGGAAGCTTCTGGGCGAGCAACCCTATACCAAAGTGCAGGCGGAATCCACGGACCCGGCCGATAAGCTCTGGATGCCGGTCAATATGGCCTATGTCTCGATGGATGTAACTGGTACTTCTGACAGTAGCGGAAACGGCGCGGGTAAGGATGGCAAGGGCCAGGGCGGCAACGATCAGGATGGCGGAGATGGTTCGGGCAAAGCGCCAAAGGCGACCGGGCAGGGCGGGAAGCGGGAGATTGAGCACTACTTCCGGCTCTTTTATCCCACCTTCCGGGACGCTTTCGGGCGCATTTCGACACGAAAGAAGGTCAATGAGGCCGACTTTCAGAAGGCCTTTGGACCAGTCTTTATTCAGATCGCATCGGCATTCAGTCTGCGCGAGGATGTGACGCCGGAAGATTTCACGCTCTCAGAACCGATTCAACACTTCCTGCGCGATTACATCGCGAATTTCTCCCGGCGCGTCACCATGAAGGGCGATCTCGACGAGCTCGCAACGGAAGAGCTGCGCAAGACGCTGACCACACTGCGCGAAGCCTGCCAGCCACTGAGTGTCACGGTTGAGGAAGCGCCGGACGGCGAAGAGGATGATGACCGAAGCAAGCCCCGGCAGGTCAAGACGCGCCGCGTCAATCTCATCAAGAATGCGGACGGAAGCACGGCGGGAGCGGAAATTCTGGAGCAGTGGAACCGTAAGCGCAGAGTGAAATTGAACAAGCGCCCAGATGGAACCATGGACGGCGCCGACATCCTCGAGGAATAACATGCCATTTCAAGCCTGCCTCACCGACCAATTCTTTCAGGACATCTTGAACGGCGTGCACCAGCCGCTCGACACCTATAAGATCGCGCTGTACACGCAGGCCGCGGCCACGGACAAGAACGCCGCGCTCACAACCTACAACACCACGGGCGAACTTCCGACTGTGGGCAATTACAAGCAAGGCGGAATCGCGCTGAGCGGCTTCACCGTCGGAGCCCTGCCAGGCGGAGGCGCCTATATCGATTGGTCCACGGACCCAGCGTGGAAGAATGCAACCTTTTCCGCAGATGCGGCGGTGATCTACAACGCCAGCCGCTCTAATAAGGCTTTGGCTGTTCTGGGCTTTGGCACCACCACTGCGAGCAATGGACCGATCACCATCGAACTGCCTGCGCCTGGTGCGACTTCCATCATCGCCATCGCGCGGGTCCCCGCCTAAAAGGCGTCGCGATGTCCTCTCTACGGAAATATGGATCTCGGCTCAGTTCGGCAATGGCGTCTTCTTTGGTCTCCCAGACGTGGGTGGCCTTATATGAGCGCGCGGATTCAATCTCGAGGATGTCGTCGTCTGAGGTGATTTCGTAGAGATCGCATTCGCAACAAAAGCACCACCAGAAGCCAAGCTGCGGCTTGCGCTCGGTCGAATTCATTCCGCAACACTACTCGCATTCTCCTCACGATTGCAAAAAACGTAAATGAATATTCACTTGGAGTTAGAAAAGCTGCGCAAGCGGAAGGTCATGCTCGCGACCCTGCTCTTCGGCACGACGCCGGCCTATCTCCGTTCCGTGCTGGCGTTGCAGGAAATGTTTGTCCGTTACGGGATTTCCTATGCGGTCGAGCTGCTGAGCGGCGAGTCGGATATTTCGTTGGCGCGGAATAAGTTGACCGACACTTTCTTGCGCTCTGACTGCACGGACTTGCTGCAAGTGGACAACGATGTCGGGTTTGATGCGATGGACATTCTGGGCATGCTGCATTTCGACAAAGATGTGATCGGGGCCAACTGCCCGCGCAAGCAGACGGACTGGGATGCTATCCGCGAGGCTGTTCTTTTAGATCCATCCATCATGCCGGACAAGCTGGAGCTTATGGGAGCGACCTGGATGTCGGCCATGAGTCCGGACTGCAAGGAAATCAAACTTGGGGAACCGTTATCGGTCGACTCGGTGGCCTCTGGCTTTTCACTCATCCACCGCGGCGTGTTTGATCGTCTCGCTTCGAGTCGTCCGCAGTTCTATATCGACGAGTCCCGCAAGATCACGGATTTCTGGTCGTCTGGCGTTCACAACGAGCGTTGGGAAACGGAAGACTACGCATTCTGCCGTCGCTTCCGAGAAATCGGCGGCTCAATTTGGCTGTGCCCGTGGATGATCGTGCTCCACGAAGGCCTGCATACCTACGTGGGCGACATGGCGACGGTGCTGAAACATTTCAGCGACCACCAGCGCCCCTACACCTTGCTGACCGCATGAATCAGATGCTTAGGGAGCGATTGTCAGAGACACCTGAATTCCGTAAGTGTCCCGATAAATCCGAACGGCGAACTTGTACCAGTGCTTCTTCCACGACAGAGTGTTGAGCTGTTCGATCTTCCAGAAAAGCACTCGCCATCCCCATCGCTCTTCGGACATGCGCTCAATCACCATAACGGAATAGTCGCCTAGGAGGAACCAAAATGGCAACAGAAACTCTCCCTAATTGCATTGCGCAACGGAATGAACGCTCGATCGTGTGGGCCAATGGAATGAAGTGGCTGCCGATCTTTTGCGCCAACTGCAGCAAAGAAGGCGGCCAGGTCATGGAGACCGACTGGGCCCGCGTGAAGAATTTTGCCTTCTATCTCTGCGACCCTTGCGCGGCCAAATGGGCGCCGATGGTCGATGTGGCGATGGCGCCCGATGAAGTGTTTTGGCATAAAGTTCACGACGCGCAGCTGGAGAATTTCGGCCGTGAGTTGAGTGAAGCCGAATTGATTGAAGCCATGAAGGATGACACTCACATCCTCACCAAGCTTTGCAAGGATCGGTACGACGGTTCCACGATTCAAACTTAAAACCAAAAAGGAGCATTTCCATGTTTGTTTACACCTCAAGTCTTGCTACTGCGGGCAACAGTTCCTGCAGCGGTACACCCGGCAACGAAACTGACGCTATTTCCTTCGTCGCGGCTGCAGCTAGCCCGTGGCGCACTGCGCAGGTGCAGGCAGCTTACGTGATCGGCAAAGGCGCCGGCCTCACTGCCATCAGCGGCATCGTCTTCCGCATCATGCGGGCAACGACGGCCACGGCGACCACCGGCGGAACCTTGACCACTCCGAGGCCGAAGGACACGACCGGTCCGGCTGCGGTAACGACCGCGACCACCGGCCCGACCACGCCCAGCTCGACTGGCCGAACTAACCACGTAGTCTTTGGATGTGGCGCAGCTGGCCCGGGCGGCTGGGTAGCTCCAAACCCAGACTCCACGATCTCGCTGGCTCCGGCGACCACCGCGCCATCGGTGGATTTGTTGGCGGCATCGGGAACGGCTTCACTGAACTACGAATTTTCGGTAGAGCACACCGAGTAGTAAGTCCTTTGGTATCACTAGTTTACATCATACTGATACCGTAAAGGAGAGACATGGTAATGCTGCACGTAGGGCAGGCAACGCTTCGCCTGCCCTACGTGCGCTTTAAGGAAAGGCTAAACACGTGATCACTCTCACAACACCAATTCAGATTCCAACCACTCTGGGGTCTTCCGCGACTGTGGGCTACAACAAACTCCGCATCGTGTCGATCACCGCAGATCCCTTCTCGATGACGATCAACGCCCAGGCGCAGTTGATGGTTTCGAGCATCCCCGCGCAGCCGTTTATTTATGGAACGCTGATTATTGTCGCCACAGGTGCAACACCGGTGTGCACCCTGCAGATTCCCAACTTGAACTTCAATGCGACGGTGTCCCTGTCTGGGGCGAATCTGACGGCTGTTCAGGGCTGGATTACGGGGCTGCAGAACAACATAGAGCAAGGGCTGATCAGTATCGCTGAAGTGGCTGGAACGCAGTCTGCGGGGGTCTAAGTAATAATGTCCGTCCCGATTGACGACGACAGCGCTACGGCTTGGTGGGGCGGAGCACAGAAGTGCTTTGTTGCGGTTGCCCTAGCTGCGGTCCTGGCGACCGCTGCGCTCACGACGGATGTTGCCGCCAGCGTTGCGGTTATCGGTGACCAGAGCGATATCCCGGCGCACACGCTGGTCAATCTCAAGGTTGACGACGACAGCGCTACGGCGTGGTGGGCAGGAGCGCAGAAGTGCTTCTCCCAGATTCACGCATCCTCAGTTCAGTTCATCACCGCTCTCAGCACCGAGCTTGCAGAGCAGGAAGAGCAAGGCGACCAAAGCGACGTTCCTGCGGGTGCGCTCCATGGGCAGCCCGACGAAGATTACTGGCTGCAAGATGATCTGCCGCAGCCGGTCGCTGCCTCGCTCTTCCAGCGACTACCTTACGTTCCCGATCCAGCCGATTCTGACTTCGTTCTGCCTCCCGCTACCTTCGTCCCAGACGAAGACTTCTGGGAGAATGCGGTCGCGCCGCTGCCGGCAAGTCTCTGGCAACTCCTACAGCTGGGCGACCGCGAAGAGATTCCTGCAGGCGCGCTCTACGGCCAGCCCGACGAGGACTTCTGGCAAAATCCAGTCGCACCGGTTCCGGCAAGTCTGTACCAGCGCTTGCCGCTGGGCGATCCCGAGGAAATTCCTGCTGGATCGCTCTTCGGCCAGGCCGATGAGGACTTCTGGCAGAACCCGGTCGCGCCGGTCGCAGCTTCCATTTACCAGCGCTTGCCGCTTGGCGACCCAGAAGAAATCCCTGCGGGCAAGCTATTCGGTCAGCCCGATGAAGATTTCTGGCGCAACCCAGTCGCGCCGGTCGTCGCCAGCAACCTCTGGCCGCAGCCGTTCAGCTTCGACGTACAAGAGCCCGCGGGCTCACTCTTCGGCCAGCCCGACGAAGATTTCTGGAGCAACCCAGTCGCGCCCGTTCCAGCGAGCCTCTATCGCTCCCCGTTGCTGGGAGATCAGGAAGAGATTCCGGCCGACTCGCTGCTCAAGGGCCAGCCCGACGAAGATTTCTGGAGTAATCCGACACGGCCGGTCGCGGCAACGCTCTATCAGACCCTTCCGTATCTGTTTGACTCGGTCGACTTCACGCCGGCCATCCTACCGATTCAGGACGAGGATTTCTGGCAGAATCCGGTCGCGCCTGTCCCAGCGACTCTTTATCGTTCGTCGGTCTTCAGCGATCCCGAGGAAGTCCCTGCTAACAAACTCGTCAACGCCAAACCGGACGAAGACTACTGGCAAAACCGCGTCGCGCCGGTTGCGGCTACTCTCTATCAGCGGCTGCCATATGCGGCGCTCGGGGATCCGGAAGAGCTTAATGCCGGCGATGAATTCGGGCAGTACGACGAGGATTTCTGGGTCAACCCGGTTGCGCCGGTCCAGGCTAGTCTCTATCGCTCCACAGTATTCACCGACCCTGAAGAGGTTCCCGCCGGCAGGCTGGTCAACGCCAAGCCCGACGAGGATTACTGGCGGAATCCGGTCGCGCCGGTCGCAGCCAGCCTCTATCAGTCGCTGCCGTATCTGTACGATGCGGTCGATTCCGGCAATCTGGTCGCTGCACCGGTTACAGGGCAGCTGGGCGGCGGGATTGCATGGCCCT